ATCTACCGAGTGGAATGCAAACCACACAACTGCCACGGGCAACCCGTATCAGATTGGCGACCGTGTTTGGTATAACGGCAGCGTATATGCTTGCATCGCTAACAATGACGGCATCAATCCTAGCAATCCATCGTACTGGACTTTACAGGCTGCAGGTTATCGCTTGCGTCAAACGCCCGTGGATTGGAATGCGTCAGGTGGCGACTATCAGATATTGAATAAACCTACCATTCCTGCAGCACAGGTTAACTCGGACTGGAATGCAGTGAGCGGCGTGGCTGAAATCTTAAACAAGCCTACGATACCAAGCCCGCAAGGGTTGCAGGATGTAATAACCGAGGATAATGTTCTAACCACTAACAATGTAATCGACGCGGGGAATTTCGCGTTAACGTTCGATAACGTTGGCTCATATACCGTAAATTCTGACGGAAAATTAAGTATTAATAACTCCAACGGAAACGATGAAACCGAATTCGGTTCGGATAATTTAAACGCATTTGTACGATATACCGACACAGCCAACAATTACACCGCCGAAATAACTGCCAGCGGTGAATCCTCAATTTTGAATACTCAAGCGGGTTTGGCCGTTACAAATCAATTCGGAACGCTTGCTATTGGCATCGGGGTTGATGGTGGCGCGTTTCCTTTTACTCAGAACGCCGTAATAATAAAAACACCGGCTGTAGATAGCCTAACAGCCACAGCTGGGGAGGTGTTGACTCTAGTTGATGCTGCCAGCGGCAAAGTGGAGTTTGCGGTAGCAGGTGGTAGTGGCACGGTAACATCGGTAGGTCTTACCATGCCCGCACCAACAAATGCAGCATTTAGCGTAACAGGTTCGCCCGTTACCACATCAGGCACGCTTGCAGTTGGCGCAAACGGCACAGTAGATCAGTACATAGATGGAACGGGTGCGCTGCGTACGCTACCTTCTACAGGTGGGGGTGGTGGTCAAGTCTTCTACTTTAACGGTAACATCTCACAGGGTACAATAGGTGGCAACCCATACTACCAGTTAGGCACTGCAGCGAACACAGGGCCAGCGGCAAACTTTACTGCATCGGTTACAGGTGTAATTGCTCGATTCATCACAGATGTAGGCTCGCCAAACCATCTTGTTATACCTGCAGGTGTATGGAGCATTGATGTCTACTTAAGTGAAACAGGCGGGGGTTCTAACCATGCCCAAATACTTGCTAAGCTATACACGTACAACGGTAGCACGTTTACACTTGTGGCTACTTCCACAATGGAAGAAATCACAAACGGCAACGTGCCTGATTTGTATAGCTTCACTATCTCGGTACCTACCACTGTTACGGCTGCAACCGACCGAATTTACATTGAGTTTGATATTCAAAACACAAATGGCAAGACGGTTACTCTTTATACCGAGGACGGGCGCATAGGTGAAGTGCACACTACATACGCAATCGGCATAAGTTCTTTGAATGGATTAACCGAGAGCACTCAAAACTTCGCAGTTGGAACAGCCGGGACTGACTTTGCAATAAGTAGCGCATCAGCAACGCACACTTTTAACTTACCAACGGCAAGTGCTGCAAATCGTGGTGCATTAAGCAGCGCAGATTGGTCAACATTCAATGGCAAGCTAACAGGCAACGCCCCGATAACGGGCGCAACCAATACCAAAATCACATATGATAGCAAGGGGCTTGTAACAGCGGGTACATCACTTGCAGCGGGTGATATGCCAACGGGAATTGATGCGGCTAACATCGGCACGGGCGCAGTATCGAATACTGAGTTTGGATATTTAGATGGTGTGACCAGTGCAATACAAACGCAAATCAACAATAAAAAGGACACTATAACCTACGGGCAGGTATACACGCTAACCGTTGTGGCTTCGTCAACCGTCTATGCTGCAATCACAGGTATTGCTACTTTTAACGGAACAGAATCTAACCGACAATTTGCGGTTCCTGTAGATGGTATTGTAAAGAATCTATATGTCCGCATGAACGGAACGCAAAGTGCCACGGGTTCGCTAGTTATTGCAGTGAGAAAAAATGGAGTAACAAGTAGTGTTACAGTAACCGTTACAAATGCTGATGGAGCATCACCAACAAAGAGCGATAATGTCAACACGCTATCAATTACAGCAGGTGATTTATTGTCGTTTCAATTAATCAATAATGCCACCGTGGCAAGTGCTGGTATTACATCCATTGCCATAATTATTGAACGCACCTAATGGCGAATGAGTTTGAGGACATATTGAATGAATACGCGGTAGCTGTTATAGAGCGTGCGCAATCTAACCTACGCATCAAACGTAGGGTGCGCGGCAAGACGGTTAACCGCGTGGCATCAGGACGTTTGCTCAACTCACTATACTACAATCTCAAGATACGCTATAACAAGCCTACGATTGACTTCACCGTGTCTAATGATGAGGCAGGAAAGTACGCAGATGTAATTGAGTTTGGTAGAACACCCGGGGCGAAGATGCCACCTGTTAAACCTATTGAGGACTGGATACGCATCAAACGTCTGAAACTACGCAACAGGCAGGGCGAGTTTATCAAATCAACCGAGAGTGCTATCAAGAGTGCAGCGTTTGCTATTGCTAAGAGCATTGGCAAGAATGGCATCGAAGGAATCAACTACTACGCAGAGGCAATAGATGATACATGGGACGAGTACAAGGATAAGCTAATAGAAGGATATATTAAATCAGTTGAAAACCGTTTATTACTAAACAAAAGATAATGGCAATAACAATAGAAGACCAACCCTACGAGTGGGCGGTACGTGGTCAAAAGTTAATGATAATTGCATCGAGTACGCAAACTGCAAACACAGGATTCCGCTATGGTGTAGAGGTTGTGATTGATTCTAAGACTTACAACTTCTATATACCAGCTGCACCTGATGACAGATTGTATTTTGACCTTGCGCCATTATTAGAAGATATGCGCAACTCGGAACCATTGAATTTCCATTTTAGCACAGATGACACGGTTGATGATCTAAGCAAAAAGATTATAAACTTCACATTGTCTGAATGGTGGATAGTTGGTGGTGTGTTGACAGAGGCTGAAGGCAGTGAAGAGGTTGGGACGGAAATGATAGCCATCAATGGATACTTTCAAGTAATAGATGGATACAAGCCAAATGTAGAATCGGGAACTCAAAAGGTAAGGTATTCACTTAATTCGAGTATTGCCTACGTCATGACGGATAGGACAACCGACACACATAGTTGGTATCTTGCATTGTCGTGGGGATTTCCTGCAACACCAAATAGCTTGCACGTATGGATACCAGTGTGGGAAACTGATTACGGCGTGCTATCCATTCCCGGCAACAACGCCTATCTTTCAAATAACGTCGTTGACAATTTCACTATTCAGATATATTCAAGCACGGGTGCTGCAACTACTCAAACCATTTCCTTAAATGGCTATGATATTGAAGCGTTGCCCGTATACCCTGCCAACCTTAACGACTGGACTGGACTAACTGTAAAGCCTTCACTATTCCCTAATTGGCGGTTTTATCGTGTGCGCGTATTTAACAGCACCACACAAAGGTGTATAGTATATAATTTTTATAACGCGGGCAAGTACGGGTTGACCGATTGCCACAATGACCGGATTCGATTGGGTTGGGTTAATAGCCGTGGCGGTTGGGACTACTTTAACTTCACAAAGCGTAGCGAAATAACTGATGAGATAGAGCGCAAGAATTACCGCAAAGTGTTGTTCAATGGTACAACATCGGTATTCAGTGCAAATGATAGAGGACTAGTTGAAAGGCGCAATATGGTGCAGCAGGTTCTAAGCGTGACAAGTGATTACATCAGTGAGGGAGAATTTAAGTTTTTGCGATCACTACTGGTAAGCAATCAAGTCACATGGCTAACAGAAGATGCGGGCAAATCAGTTGAGGTACCTGTGAAGCTCGATGACACAACCTATACAGAAAAGAAAACACGTGACGGAAAGTTATACAATGTAACTTTTAAGGTACGTATAGCTAACGAATACTGGACATAACATGAACGGAGAGGTACAATTAATAGTTAAAGCACCGGGAACGGCACCAAGTGGTATTGTATTAGCTACTGAATCGGGGGTATTACTTGATAATGTAAGTCCTGCAGAGGCGTTTAGCTATCCCGGTGACATGAGTGCATATGTTGGCGGTTATGTTCAAATACAAAGTTTGACATACGGTGATTTAGGCACATATTACATTAGTAGTGTAGTGGTGAATAATCCTGCATTTGCTTATATCAATCCAAACAATACGCAGATATTTACTACTGCGCCTTGGAATTTTCCTATCAATCAAATTGATTTACCGAATTTCAATTACATGGAGGCTGTGCCTTCGACTACGGATTATTACTTAGATCTATTTGAGAACGAGAGCATCTCGCAAAACTGGAAATTTCAAGACCTTAGTAACTTCACCTCACAGGGGGCGTTCAGTCGTGAGTTTCGTGTGCCATTTAGTGATAACAACCAAAAGGCATTAGGTGCATTGTTCGATGTAAATGTAGAAGCTGGCACTGAAAACTATTTTCACTATAAACTACCTGCTGAAATCCGTGTTGATACATTACCCATTGCTACGGGTTATGTTCGTGTACGCAAAGTATACAAGACACTCAACAGAATCAGCGAGGTTGAGCTGGCCTTCTATGCAGAAACGCCCGACCTTGTGCGCAACATAGGCGAAAAGAAGCTAGCCGATATTGCAGACCTTACCACCATTAACGAGGTTATCAATTACAACAATGTATTGACCCCGTTATCATATCGCATTTGGACTATTTTAGACAGGGGGCAAAGATGGAGCGAAGGCGGTGAACAGGGTACACGTTCACTTATCACAGCTGCTTCACCCGTTTGGCCTTCCGACCTTACACCCGCTTTAAGTTGGTGGTACTTATTTCAAAATATTATTACAGAGGCGGGTTTTGAATTAGTTGGCGGCACATTAGAAAATATACTGCAAACATATTGGATGCCGTGGTGTAATAGTTCTGCCTTAATTACATCAGGTTCGTATAATGAGTATTTCTTTAGGGCTTATCCTACAGCCTCAACAGGCATTAACAATGTGTTTACTACGATCCCAATTAACACCGAGTTATTTGACAACAATGGTGACTTTAACACAGGTACGAACACATACACAGCACCTGCAGGCGGTTGGTTTACATTTCGCGCAATAGTAAAATTTCAAAATAATACAGCAAATCCGGTTGATGTTATTATCGCTTTATCTGTAAATGGTAGCACGGCATTTAACGAAATGTATCTTGGCACTATTGGAAATGCTAACAACACTGTAATAGATTGTAATCTTAGAATAGCGTTAGAAGTAGGTGATACCGTGCAATTAAAAGCATTACAAACATTCGCCGCAGGGACAAGTTTTGTTACCGTGCTTGCAGGAGATGGAACCTATAACAACACATTATTTGAGTTAGATAAAACTGAGTTATTTTACGGGCAAAGCACCTACTATAATCTCAATGCACCCGACATGAAGCAGATAGACTTTGTGACGGATGTAATCAAGATGCATAATTGTGCACTTGTCCCAGATAGGGCAATTCCGAATAAGCTATACGTTGTGCCACAAAATAGTTATTTGGGTAGTGGTGATGTAATAGACTGGACATCCAAACTCGATACAAGCAAAGACATCGTAATTGGTAGTACAACCGATTTGCAAAAAGGTAAGTTTCAATTTACGTACACAGCAGGTGAAGATTTTATATCTAAGCTATACAGAAATGTAGAACGTATCTACGGAGACTATGAAGCCGTTGGATACACGATTAATCCTAATACCTCACCGAGTGATTTTGCAATAGGTGAGCAAAAGATTTCACTAGTCACGCGTTCATCACCTATGGGTGTGGTCAATGGTAGCGGGTATGTAATGCCGATGTTTTTAAATGATCAAGTTGAATTTGTAAAACCTGGTCCTCGATGTTTATTTGAAGCAGGCTTATATCCTATAACATTGTGGGATGATAATAGTGGTAGTCCAAAGTTAGAAAACGTACCCGTGCTTAATCATTATAGCGTTATCAATGCAGATATTGATGATTTAGATTTGAATTGGGCACCTGAGATTCCTACATACAACATTACTGCAAGCCCATACCGTAATTTGTTTAATGAGTATTGGCGCACGTATATGAATGCGCTGTATTCGCCTGAAGCTCGCATGATGGAGGCGCACTTTGCGTTAACCTTATCGGACATACTAACCTTTTCATTTGCTGATAAAGTATGGATTCAAGATAGCTATTGGCGCATTATTGAGATTACGGATTACAAGGTGGGCATGTACGAGAGCACAAAGGTTAAGTTGCTCAAATTCTTGGAAGATACCGAGGATTGCACAGGCACACCTGTATCGGTTAGTGTCAATGGTGAGGTAAACTTTGAGGATGCAGGCGGCGACCCTATTGCAGCTTCACAAGATTGCTGTACACGTTACGGGTATAATTGGGATGAAGTAAACGCGATATGTTGGGCATTTACACCAACAGGTGGACGGCCTAGTAGTGGGGTTAATGGTACATCGACCGTGCCAGCATCTAGGGTCAACAAGGTAGCTGCACAAACTCGCGCTATTGTCAATTCTGTAATTAGTGGCGAGAGTGTTGCCATTATTGACGGCAACAAGGATATGCTAGCCGTTGGTGAAAATTTAGAGTTGACCAAGGCAGTTGCAGGAAATACAATGCTAGGCAAGAACGTGACAACTAATCTACCGGGTATTCACGTAGGCGGTGGGTATCGTGATGGTGCAGTGAGTAGTAGTTATTTAGGATGGGCGCAGTTTGGTCAGTTTGTATTGCAAAAGAAAATTATTGTATCCACTTCGGGAGATGTGTTTGACCTAGATATTGAAGGCGTGGCGGGTGAGTATATTAATATGGATGATGACACGGCTTGGAGCGTTGTGATGAACGTAAGTATTAAAGACACTTTGGGAGGTGTAGAAACTTCATTGCATCACTTTACACTTGACAAGTTTGCAGCCGTAGCTAATGCCAGTGCAATAACTACCTTGAACACAATAGGAGCAATAGGCACTAATGTGTTTACCTTCGGGATTGACACGGCAACGAATACAGCAGAGCATCGCATCAATGTAACCGTAACAGGTGGCACTTACCCTGATGACTTTGTAGTAGCCGCCAACATACAATACCAACAGATAAAACTCACATAAAATGGACAATATTAAAAACTCATTGCGCTATTTACAGCTAGGCATTAAGACCATGCCCCGACACGTTTACTCATTACGCCCATGGCAGCGTGCTTTGTG